GACCGAGGCGGCCGAGGAGCTCCTCACTGACATGGTCGCCGCGTTCACCCGAGCGCAAGCGGCTCAACGTGGAAACGTCAACGGTTGTTGCGGATGCCGCCGAGCGTAGTGAGCCGTGCTCGGCGACGAGGGCGTCAATGTGCGATTTCAGGGTATGCGTTTTCATGTTGCCGACTATGCACCCCCGTTGCCATCATGTCAACGCCGACCGCGTCACAGTATCTCGCGTTGACACCGTGGCAACACTGTGCGACAATGGCCGCGTTGATTGTTGATAAACCCATACCCAAGGATACATATGACTACTAAAGCAAACCCGACCCCCGCCGCCGCCGACGTTGCCGAGGAGCTCAATGACAACAACCTCGTTGCCGCCTCGTTTCTTGTAATCAATCCCAAGGCTGGCGCGTTTGGTTTGGGCGCCGAGCTCAATGAGGCGCTCAAGAATTGCCGCAAAGAATCGGGCCCCCGATACAAAGGCAAGCAAACGTACACGGTGCTCGCGTTCACGTGCGAGCGGGCCAAGGTGAAAGTGTACGCAAGCGTTGACCTACGTTGGACGTACCCCGAGGGGCACCGTTCCATGCGTTTCACTTTCACCGCCTAACTACAGGAGCAATACCAAATGGCAAAGCTATTGCACCGACACGGCGGCGAGGTCACCGCCCTCACCCACGTCGGACACAACACGCAAGAGGGCGTGGCCGATTGGTTCTTTGTTGGCAACGTTGTTTGGTTTGACGGGAGCAAATCCGACGCGGTTGAAATCTCGCCCATGATGTTGTGCGCGGATGACGCCGAGGGCCATGCCCGAGTGCTTAGACTTTCCAAGGCGCTCAACGAGTACCTTGAGGGCGCGGGCGCGTGGCATGACGCCAAATACAAACGCGATGGGCGTGCCTACACATGGACACCCAAGGCCAAGACCGGGCGAGCCGAGCTCAAGGAATAACCAACCCACCGACCGACGACGCCCCCGCAAGGGGGCGTTTTCTTTTGGGAGCTCGGTCACACTCGGGGGTGTTGACACCGTGGCAACGGTGGGGCACAATGGCCTCACTGAATCGCAACCCATACCCCTCACGGAGCTCCTCAAATGAAACAACTGCAATACCGCATTCGCCCGTACATCGGCCAAGAGAATCCCGCCAAATGGCTCATTGCCGACTCAAGCCGGGTTGTAAAAAAAGGCTGGCACAAGGTCAAACGCGAGGCGGGTAGTTATGCGGGCGAAACCGAGTACAGAATTGTTGACCTCGCCGACAAGGTGGCGTCATGAGAGCAAAAGAAATCAAGGCCAAGGCCGAGGCGCTACTCCGCAAGGCGCACCCCGACGCCGAGCTCACTATCACTTGGATAAAGACGCCGCGCCGCGTGACGTATCCGACGGGCGTCACGGGTACCCTTGGAACGTTGCGCGTGAGCGCGCCCGGGTACCGCCCTCGCGTCATGGTCGTGGACCATGACGCGAGCGGCACCATGATCCGATGACCGCCCCGCCGCCCCCGGCAAACGACGCCCCCGCAAGGGGGCGTTTTCTTTTGGGACCTCGGTCACACTCGGGGGTGTTGACACTGTGGCAACGCTCGGGCAGTATGCACACATGGAAACGAAATACACCGCCCGATTCGGAAAAAACCTCAAAGCAACGATTCACTCGTCATCGTGCTCGGTAGTTGCCAACAACTACGGCAAGGGTTTTGTTTGTTTCCCCGTTGAGGGCGACACCGCCGCCGAGGTCGCCGCAAGCGTGTACGAAAGTCAAGACTTTGCCGAGCGCGGTATCGCGTTCCCGTCAATCTGCAAGTGTGCCAAGTAACCCGACCCCAACCCATACCCAAGGAAACCCAACCCATGAAATTCAAAGAAATTGAAAAGCAACTCGGCACCATGTCGCCCGAGCTCTATGACGAGGCGCGCAAAATGATTTTGCGCGGTCTCGCCGCCGCCACCATCGCGCGCCGCACGGGCGCCGCCCTCGCGCAAGTCAACGCGATGTTTGCGCTTGCCGCGAGCCCCGACAGTGAGGCCAAGGCCATCCTCGTGAGAGTCGCGGAACGTCGCGCGGTCGCGAGCGCGGTGAAACCCGCGGGGGCTGGCGCCATTGACCCCGAGGTGTTGCAACGCATCCGCGACAACCCCGCCGACGTGGTAAAGATCCTCAAGCAAGCAACGTTTACCCTTGAGACCGTGGCGCACTTGCGCGGGCTTGAGGCCGAGCTCCTACCGCTCGCCGAGCTCATGCGCGCAATGACCGGTGACGTTGAGTAATCGCCCGCCCCCGCCCCCGGCAAACAACGCCCCCGCAAGGGGGCGTTTCCTTTTGGGACATCGGTCACACTCGGCGGTGTTGACACTGTGGCAACACTCGGGCACAATGGCCTCACTGAATCGCAACCCATACCCCTCAAGGAAAACGCCACCATGTCAAACTTTAACGAAATCATTGAAACCCTCGCCGCCCGTCACGCCAAGTTGAGCGCGGTACAGTTTTCAAACGTACAGGCCGAGCTCGTCATTAAGTGCGGTGTCATGTGCATCGCAATCAAGGGCGACCGCTCCAACGCTTGCGGCGCGGAATACGCCACGATTTTCAATGACCGCGCCTCGGCGGTGAGTTTTGCCAAGCGCATAAGCAACGGCGCGGGCGAGCGCGGCCGCGTAGTGTCCTACCGCGTAGCGGTCGCCGAGGAAATTGGCACGGTTGCCGCGAGCCTCGCCGCGTTGCGCGAGGCGGTTGCCGCTCAGGCGTAACCCGCCGCGCCCGCCTCGGCCGACGACGCCCGCGCAAGCGGGCGTTTTCTTTTGGGAGCTCGGTCACACTCGGCGGTGTTGACACTGTGGCAACGCTCGGGCACAATGGCCTCACTGATTCGCAACCCATACCCCTCAAAAGGAAAACCCGACCATGTCTTACAAAATCAAGTTTCTCGCGTTTTGCGTCAAGAACACCGAGACCGGCAAAACCGCCCGCGTGCATTACTCGTTGGACAATCGCACCGATGGCCGCAAGTGCGTCACGGTGTACGCGCGCGACTACGGTCACGCAATCGGCGAAATTTTCAACGGCGTTGCGTCGTACAAAAATGACACCGACTCAATGACGGATTATTTTGACAAAGGCACCGTCCGCATTTTTGAAACCGACGGGATCTACACCGAGGCGCGCGCCGCGGTTGAGCTCATCCTCGCCAAAGAGGAAATCAAACGCGACGCGCGTTGGGCCGCCCGCCGCGCCCGCGCTGACGCCCGCGGCGCCGTTGCCCGGTAACCCTCGCCAGCCTCGGCGACCGACGCCCCCGCAAGGGGGCGTTTTCTTTTGGGACCTCGGTCACACTCGGGGGTGTTGACAGTGTGGCAACGCTCGGGCACAATGGCCTCACTGAATCGCAACCCCTTACCCCTCTTGGAGCTCCCATGAACCTCAACGAAATTCTCCGCCTCGCCCGCAAACACCTCGGCAATGGTGCCGCCATGGATTCAAGCGCGCGGTTTTGCATGGCCGAGGCCATTGCCCGCGTTGATGACGGCGACCTCACCGCCGCGGCAATGTGGGCCCGCAAATCGCTCGCGTACTCGGTGGGCGTGTTCCATGACGACTACCAGAGAGCCGCGGCGGAATAACCCGCCGCCGCCCCCGGCAAACGACGCCCCCGCAAGGGGGCGTTTTCTTTTGGGAGCTCGGTCACACTCGGCGGTGTTGACACTGTGGCAACGGTGGGGCACAATGGCCTCACTGAATCGCAACCCGCCCACGGAATACCCCTCATGAACCTCAACGAATTCAAAACCGCCATTGCCGCGCATATCCGCAAAACCGGCCGCTTTCCTAACCTGAATAGCCTTGGCAACCCCACCAACGAAAATTATGAAATCGCTTGCCAAGCATTTCGCGAAATGCTCGCCGACGGCACGGTTGTCGCCGTGACGGTAGTCTCGGCCAAGGGCCGCCGCTCAACGGTTCACCGCCTCGCCGAGTAATCGCCAGCCCCCGCCCCCGGCAACGACGCCCCCGCAAGGGGGCGTTTTCTTTTGGGACCTCGGTCACACTCGGGGGTGTTGACACTGTGGCAACACTCGGGCACAATGGCCTCACTGAATCGCAACCCCTTACCCCTCACGGAGCTCCTCAAATGAAACTCACCCACCTTGAATTGTCAGTCTTACGCGCCATCGATTGCAGCGAATATGGCGAGGACATCGCTGACGACGTTTGGACGTTTTCGATTACCGACAACATGGCCGCCGACGGCGCCACGCCGAAACAGTTGCCCGGTGTTATTTCCTCACTCAGCAAAAAAGGGCTTGTCAGAATTTGCGACGTGCCCGGTGAGGAAACGGTCGGCGTGACCAAGGCGGGCGCCGCCGCCTACATCGCCGCGGTTGGTTACAACCGCAACAAGGTCAGCGACGCGCACGGCGAAACGTGGGAAACATTCAAGGCGGCGCGCGAGGCGGCCAAGGGCGTCAACCCCAACGACTAACCACCCGCCGCCCCCGGCAAATCAACGCCCCCGCAAGGGGGCGTTTTCTTTTGGGTGCTCGGTGTCGCGCCAAACCCAACCAAACGCCCAACGCATCATGACCCGATGCAACCAACGGGGCTTGGTGTTGAGTGTGAAACCTACGCCCGCGTTGACGCCCCCAAGCCAATAGGCGCCCACGGGCGGCGCCGTGAATTTGATTGAGGGCTCGGGGTCGGGGAGCTCTTTGGAGGGCGGCCGCGGTTTGCTCATCTATCTACCCATGTCGGCAAAGTACTTATCAATGCACCATGCGCGAATTCTGCTATATCCGGTGCGGCTGGCGCCATTGGCAAACACGCCCGCGAGCTCAACGTCATCGCGGTCGGCGCCGAGCGGCATGGGCGTCGGGTACTCGGTGCCCGGGTTGGCCGGATCTACCGACACCCGCGGCATGTCCGGCCACCCGCCCGCCTCGGCAACGGTGTTGACCCACTGTGAGCCCGAGCTCGGCACGCCGCGGATGGCCGCGTCAATTTGGTCCATGACCGTATTGATACCGCCTTTGTACAGGTAACGCCTCGCGGGCTTACAACCCACGGTGCAACGAATCAGTTGCGCAAAATTCAACCCCTCGGCGGCGGTTGGGTTGAGCGGATACGCGCACGGCTTGTACACCCCCGAATAGTTTGCGCCCATGCCCGCGGGCCATGCGCTACGACGCAACGTGGGTTGCATGTAACCCTCGGGTTTGCTCGTGAAAAAGTCGTCTTGTGAGTTTGGGTTGTCCCAACCAAATTGCGCGTTGTGTGCGGCGTGCCCGGTTGAGTGTTCCGGGAGCGCATTGGTGACGCGCGCGAACGTCAACGAATCGTTGTTGTTAGGGCCGCGCACCGACACGCACCCGACCATATTGCATTGCATTGACTTGCCAAATGATTCATTGAATTCGCCGTTGTCGCTGACGTTGAGACCGCGCCCCGCGGCGATGTCCGGCCGCCCATGATCGTAGTGCAACACGTTGACGTGGGCGTGATTGTTGGCGGCAACCAATGGGTTGCGGTCGGTCGTGTGCGCGTACAGTGATTGACTAACTAAAGAAAAGTCACAGTAATCCGAACCGCCGATGAGGTGCCCGTAACCATGATCCGTGCCCGGTTCATGGTTGGGTGTGTCGGGGTCACCGAACTCGGGCGGTATGTGCAAAGGGTCATAGATCGCGCCGCGTATCCACGAGATACCCTCAACCGCATAAAACGCTTGTACGCCCTCATCCATTGAAAATCGCGCCTCGCAATTTATGAATGCGCAACCCTTGGCAACGTACCCATCGCGACCGGCTTGCAATGCGTCGCGGTTGCCCGCGTGAAAATTGGTCACGCCCTCGGCCGAGGGCATGTCACCAACCCAAGAGGGCAAATGCCACACGCGCATGTTGGAGCCGCCGTTAAGACTCAACGCGGTAGTTTGAAAGAACAAACCCGCGCCCGGTGCCGCTTGCCCGATATAGTCCATGTTGCCGCGACCCGCGGGCGTGAGGATGACTCGCCCGAGGTTGATGTACCCGCCGATGAGCGGGAAAATATATTTGTGGAAACCCTCACCTTGGTCGGCGCCCCAACAATAGCGCGCGGTTCCCGAGTAACAGTTAGGGCCGCGGGCATCGGGCCCGCCCTCGTTGGTGTCATCGTATGAGGTAATGAAATAAAGTTTTGAGGGGCGGTCACCCGCGCTGACATCCAAGCCGGGGCCCGCGACCCCGGGCAATGCAGACAAGTACGGCGTTGATTGATAGGGCCAAGATAAAACCATTTCGGGGTGCTCCATGATTGGAGCCGCGCAAGGCGCCGAAAGGATGCGCCCGGGTTTGGAGCTCGGTCAATCGCGCCACACTTGACCGCCGCCGAGCTCTCGCCGCCTAATCGGCGGCGGTTTCATTTGAGCGCGGGCAACGGTTCACCGGTCTCGCGCGCGGACCCCTCGCGCGCATGGACCAATTGACCTTACCCGGTACCGAGCAAACCAAGCCCCGCGGGCGCCCGCGTAAATGGGCCAACGAGGATGAGCGACGCGCGGACCAAAAAGCGAAACGCGCCGCGGCGCGTGCCGCCCGCCGCCAACCCAAACCCGAGGCAACCGCCGAACATCGCCGCGAGGTTGATACCGCGCTACGGCTGACGACGATGCAACCGCCGCTCAAGGTCTTAGACGTGCGCGACGTGGACCTCATTGAGCTCGCCGAGGAGTTCCCCAATACGGCCGAGGGTTTGCAATACGCGCGCGACGTGTTGAGCGGGCGCATAGATGCCTGTCAATGGGTGCGGCTGGCATGCGAGCGGCATGAGCGCGACCTTGAAAAAATCCCGGCCGATGATTGGCCCTTTACGTTCAACGCGCCCAAGGCCGAGCGGGTGCTCCGCGCGTGTCAGATGTTCCGCGAGATACGCGGGCCGCGGGCGGGCAAGCGTTTCCGGTTTGCGGCGTGGCAAAAATTTTTGGTGGGCTCGGCGTTTGGTTGGGTCAACAAGGCGAGCGGGTGGCGCCGCTACCGGTACGTGTACCTCGCCGTGCCCCGAGGCAACGGCAAGAGCTCTCTTGCCGCAACGATTGGGTTGTATATGTTGGCCCTTGATGGCGAGGGCGGCGCCGAGGTGTACGCGGCCGCGGTCACGCGCGACCAAGCGCGCATTGTGTTCAACCTCGCGCAACACATGGCGCGCGCGGATGGCGCCTTTTGCCAAAAGTACGGCATTCAAGTCAACGCACATTCGGTGGTGCAAGAGTCAACGGCGTCGGTGTTCCGCCCGTTGTCACGCGACGCCCAAGCGCTTGACGGGCTCAACGTGTTACTCGCAATTCTGGATGAGCTCGCCGCCCACAAGACGCGCGAGATTCATGACGTATTGGTGACGGCAACGGGCAAGCGCTCACAACCTTTGATTCTTTCCATTACCACGGCGGGCGCCAACACCGCGGGCATTGGGCATGAGCAATGGAAATACACGCAACGGGTGTTGACGGGCGACATTGTTGACGAGGCTTTTTTTGGGCTCATCTATACGATTGACGAGGATGACGAATGGAGCGCCCCGAGTAGTTGGGCCAAGGCCAACCCGAATTTCGGCACCTCGGTCAACCCGGATGTTGTTGCCAACCTCGCGGGGCGAGCTCAACAAATCGCCAGCCAACAAGCGGTGTTCAAACAAAAACATTTGAACGTGTGGACTAACGCCGCCTCGGCATGGATGGACCCCGAGAAATGGGTTGCGTGTGGCGACCCCGCACTCAATGAAAATGATTTCAAAGGCGAGGATTGCGTCATAGGCTTAGACCTCGCCGCCAAGATTGACCTTGCCGCCGCGGTCAAAGTCTTTGCCCGCCCGATTGACGGCATCATCCATTACTATGTGTTCCCCCGCTTCTATCTACCGACCGCGGCGATTGCCGACGGGCGCAATGCGTCTTACGCGACGTGGAACGCTGACGGCTGGATAACCGACACGGCGGGCGAGGTCATAGATTTCAACGTCATTGAGGATGACATCAAGGCTGACGCCGTGCTCCATCGCATCATTGACGTTGCTTATGACCCATGGCAAGCGCTCAAACTCGCGGCCGATCTTACCGCCTTGGATATCCCGGCCATTGAGTACCGGCCGACGGTCGCAAACTTTTCCCCGGCCATGAAAGAAATTGATGCGTTAGTTAGAGCGGGCCGCTTTCACCACAATGGGTCGCCCGTGCTCGCGTGGAATGTGTCATGCGTTGAGGTCGCCGAGGATTTCAAGGGCAACATTTTTCCGCGCAAAGACCGCGCCGACCCGACCAAGAAAATTGACGGGCTCGTTGCCCTCCTCATGGCGATGGGTCGGCGGCTGGCGTTGGAGCTCGTGACCGACACGGCGCCATCACTCACGTTTGTGTGAGGGCGGCTCGCGCCTCGCGCATGAGAATGCGCTCAACGATCTTGTCAAAGCGTGGGGCAACCAAGGTGGGCCGCGACCCCGTGCCCGGGATAAACGTACCCGAGGCCACGAGCTCGGCGAAGTGATTGCGGACGAACCATGCAATTTGATGGTACTGACAAAATGCCGCCCCGCCGCGTCCGCTCTCTACCCAAACGCGAAGTGCAACGTACTTTGAAAGCATGGCCCGTCCGCCCTCACCCGTGCGCCACCACGGCGACGGCGCGAGGATAACGCGAAGTGCTCGCGCGCGGTAGTGTGGTGCGCTGACGCGCGAGTCAAGTGCGCGCGCGCGATGGTGTTTCATGTGGAACGTAGGAAACATTTGACGCCGCGCGCGGCGCGAGTAGATTGCGCGCATTCAATCGGGCAACGGTTCACCGGACCCGCGACACCAACGGGAGTAGGCCAATGGCCCCTGTCAGTCCGCGAGCTCGGCCGCCCAAGTCAAAACGCGACCGCCCCGCGGAACGGGCCCCACCTCCTCGGCAGTAGATAGCAACCACCCACGCGGGCAACGGTTCACCGGACCCGCGCGACCTTAGGAGGCCGCGCGCATGGAACGGGATATAAGCCAGTACCCCCACGTCGTACACCGCGCCGCGGAGCTCTCCGTTGATTCTGACGAGGCGCGGCAACTGTCGTTTGTGGCGTCGGACGAATCAACCGACCGATACGGCGACGTTGTAAGCGTTGACGGTTGGGAGCTCGCGCCCTTTCGCAAAAACCCAATTTTCCTTTGGCAACACTCATACGCCGCGCCCATCGGCTCGGTGCCAAAAATCAAGGTTGAGGACGGGCGCCTCATGGCAACCGTCAAGTTTGCGGCCAAGGGCGTGAGCCGCGTGGCCGACGAGGCTTGGGCACTCGTCAAGGAAAAGGTTTTGCGCGCGGTCTCGGTCGGTTTCATGGTCGCCAGCCCCGACGACTATGAGCTCATACGCAACGCCGACGAGGAGGTGACGGGCATCCGTTACCTACGCCAAGAGCTCTTAGAGCTCTCACTCGTTTCCGTGCCCGCCAACCCCAACGCCCTCGCCGTTGCGCGGTCGCTCAACCTTTCCCCGGGCTTTATCAAATCCGCCTTGCCGCTAGACGTGTCAGTCATTGAGCGACAAGCCGACGTTCGCCGCCGCATTCAAACCGTGCGCGTTTCAGGCATTCGCAACTCATCGCCGCGTTAGGCCACCTAACTACCATTGGAGCCTTTCAAGTGAAAACATCTGAACGTATTGCCGAGCTCCTCAAACAGCGTGCCGCGAAAGTCACAACGCTTGAGGAGCTCGCCGACAAATCCGAAAAAGAGAGCCGAGTTTTTAACGCTGACGAATCGGTCGCGTTTGACGAGGTCTCAAAATCCATCAAAGACATTGACGACCACGTGACGCGGTTGCGCGAGACCGAGGCCATTGTCGCCCGGTCGGCAACGCCCGTGCTCGCGCCGCGCATTGAAATCGTAAGCCCCGGCAAGGGCATCCGATTCGCGCGTATGTGTCAGGCGATTGCCGCCTCACGCGGCAACTACATGCAAGCGCAAGAAATTGCCAAACACAATTGGCCCGATGACCGCGACATCGCCAACGTACTCAAGGCGCAATCATTCGGCGTGACGCGCGCCGCCGTGGCCGCGGGTACCACGACCGACCCCGCGTGGGCGGGCGCCCTCGTCGCCGCTCAAACCCTTTCGGGCGAGCTCATTGAGCTCGTGATGAAAGAGGCCGTTATTGGCCAGCTAACCAACGTGCGCAAGGTGCCGTTCAATGTGCGCATTCCGCGCGAAATCACGGCAATGGGCACGGTCAAATGGGTCGGCCAAGGCGCGAGCAAACCATTGGGAAAGGGCGGGTACGATTTCGTCACGATTCCGTGGGCCAAGGTCGCGCTCATTGCGGTCATTACCGAGGAGCTCGCGCGGTTCTCCAACCCCGCGGCCGAGACCCTCATGCGTGACACGTTAGTTAGGGCCATCAAGGAATTCCTTGACGACCAGTTTGTCAACTCGGCGGTTGCGCCCGTGTTGAATGTGTCACCGGGCGGAATCTCAAACGGCTTGCCGCCGATTCAAACATTCCCGAGCTCGGGCAGTTCAACCGCGCAAATTCAAAGCGACATCATGACGGCGGTTTCCAAGCTCAACGAGTTCAACGCGCCCGTTGCGCCCGCATGGATCATGCACCCGCAAAACGCGATTGCGATTGGCGCGGCAACCAACGGGCTTGGTATGCCCGCGTTTCCGTCGGTCGGCACGTCGCACACGCTCGCGGGCTATCCGATCATTTCGAGTTCGCACCTCAAGGTGTCGGAAATCATTTTGTTAGACCAAGCGGGGGTGTTGCTGGCGAGCGACCCCTCAGTCACGGTTGATGTATCGCGTGAGGCATCCGTACAAATGGATGACGCACCCGCAACACCCGCCACGCCGCTCGTGAGTTTCTGGCAGCAAAATTTAATTGGCCTCAAGGCCGAACAGTTTGCTTACTGGATGCGCGCGCGCGACGCTGACGTGGTGCTCATTACCGCGGTTGACTACCTCACGCCCGCCGCGGCGGTCGGTGCCGCGGCGTCGGCGCCAAGTCGGTCAGCAAATCAGAAAGCGGCCTAACCGCTCGGGCGCCTCGGGATAAAACCCGAGGCGCCCAACTTAGGCGCCGCCGTGAATTTCATAGATAGAACTCTCGTTGCGTTGGTCAACTGGCGCACACGTCAGGCGTTCACCTCACTACCCGCACCCCCGGGCGTCGGCGGTAATTCGCTCCCGCCGTTGAGTCATGGCTACGTGCATGAGCCGTTTGCCGGGGCATGGCAAGCCAACAAGGAATGTTGGGGCCCCTCAGGAATTTTCTCCGCGGTGTATGCGTGCATCGCCATCATTGCGGGCGACGTGGCAAAGCTACCGCCGCGCATCCGTCAGCGTCACGCCGACGGAAGCAAGACCGACCACGACAACCACCCGGCCGCGCGTGTTCTTTTCTACCCTAACAAATACCAAACCCGTGTAGATTTTTGGGGCCATTTCATGAGCTCGTGTTTGTTCACGGGCAACACGTACGTGTACCTCGTGCGCGATGAGCGCGGCGTCGTTTCGGAAATGCACATACTTGACCCGCGCCGTGTGCGCGTGTTGATGGCCGATGACGGTAGTGTGTTCTATCAAATCGGCCAAGAGCGGTTGGCTGAATTGCTCGGCACCGATGTCATACCGAGCCGCGACATTTTGCACCATCGGTTGTTGACGCTGAATCACCCGTTGTGCGGGTTGACGCCGCTGTATGCGGCGGGCGTGTCGGCGATGACCGGGCAAACGATTCAACAAAACAGTTACGCATTTTTCGCCAACATGAGCCGCGCCTCGGGAGTGCTCACCGCACCGGGCAAGATTTCCCCCGACCTAGCTACCCGCCTCAAGACGGAGTGGGATCAAAACTTTCGGGGCGGGCAGATGGGCCGCACGGCGGTGTTGGGCGAGGGCATGAAATGGGAGCCGCTCACGATATCGGCGGCCGACGCCCAACTCATTGAGCAATTGCGGTGGTCGGTTGAGGACGTTGCCCGTTGTTTCCGCGTGCCTACGTATATGTTGACCGACGCCTCAAAGGTGTCTTTCAAAAACGCCGAGCAACTCGCGCGCAACTACTACTCACAAACTTTGCAATATCACATTGAGTCGATTGAGGCGCGCATTGACATTGCGTTTGATCTTAAAGACGACATCTATTGTGAGTTTGATTTAACGACGTTGCTGCGCATGGAGCTCGATGCCCGCATGGTGGCATACCGCGAGGGCATTACCTCGGGCGTTCTAACTATCAACGAGGCGAGGCGCATGGAGGAATTGCCGCCCAAGAAAGGCGGCAACGAGCCCCTTGTACAAACTCAGTACCGGCCGCTTTCCATGGCGGGCCAACCGACGACCGCGGCACCCACCGAGACACCGCCGCCCGAGCCCGACCCCGCCGAGGATGACCCGCCCGAGGATGACCCCGCGCAAGATCCGGCCGCCGATGAGGCGCGCGCCGTGCGCTTGCGCTCACGAGCTCTCGCGAGGTTGGCCGCATGAAACCGGAAACCCTTGAGCTCGCCGTTGATGCCGTCGCCGATGCCGTGCGCGCGCTACTGCCCGAGCTCATAGCCAAGGCGGTTGACGCCCGCCTCGCCCCGCTCATTGACACCGCGCTCCGCGTTGAGCTCGCCCGCGTGGGCGCCGACGTTGAGGAAAAACTTGACGGCATTGCCGAGCGGGTTGATAGCGCGACCCGGGAAACCGCGGCGTTGCTCTTGGAGTTACGTACCGAGGTTGCCGAGGAGCTCACCTCCTCGGTTGCCAAGGCGGTTGACGCGCGAGTCGCCCCGCTCGTTGACGATGCAATACGCCCGGTGCTCGGCGGGCTCGTGAGCGACGTTGACGAAAAGGTTGCCGCGCTCGCCGAGCGGGTTGGCGCCGTCACCGCCGAGAACAAAACAACGTGGGCGACGTGTCGCAATGACATCGCCGCCGAGGTCTCAAAGTCTGTCGCGACCGCGGTTGCCGCCATACCACCCGCCGCGCAAGGGGATCGTGGGGCACCCGGTCGCGATGGGCGTGACGCTGTATTCATTCCGCCCGCCCGTTGGGCCAAGGGGCGCACGGTGCGCGCGGGTGAATGTGTGCAACACGCCAACGCTCTTTGGTATTGCAACCACGACACCGACGTTGAGCCCGGTGCGGAGTGCTCGGGTTTCTCGTTGATGTTTGACGGCGCCGTGCCGCTTGAGTGCGTGCCCGATGAGCGCGGGTATATGTCGCTCGTGATTCGCTACGCGAGCGGGCGGCGTGAGTCGTTGCCCATGCACTACCGCGCACCCGCTTATTGCGGCGTGTTTGACAGTGAGCGCGAGTATGAGCCGCAAGACTACGTCACATGCGGCGGCTCAATATGGTGGGCGCGGGCGCCTAGCAAGAATCGCAAACCGGGCACCGACCTTGGTGCGCTCTCGTGGGTGCTCGCCGTCAAGTGCGGGCGCGATGGGCGTGACGGTCGTGACGGTGCGCAAGGTCCGACGGGGCCGCAAGGTGAACCGGGGCCGCCCGGGCGTGACGCGCCCAAGAGCAACGGCACGCGCAAGGGCGCGGCCGCGGCGGTGAGCTCGTGAGCCCCGCCCCCTCAATCCTCGCGGGCACGCGCTCGGCAACGGCGACGTTTCCGACGTTGGACGAAATCAAAGCGGTGTTGGGCATTGACCCAAGCGACACCACCAAGGATGCGCAAATAACCTCGGGCGTACTGGCGACCATCGCCATGATTGAGACCTACCTTGGCCGCGGCATCAAACGTGAGACCGTCATCGGTGAGCGCTTTGAGCCTATCGACACGCGCGACCCCAAACTTTTTTTGTGGCGTTTCCCCGTTGAGTCGGTGACCGAGGTGCGCGTTGAGGGCGCACCCGTGGCGGGCTGGCGTGTGTACCCGCGGCAAGGCGTGTTGAACATGGGCACCGGGCATTACGCCCACGCATGCAACGACGGGCCGCTCACGGAGGTTGACTACGTCGGCGGGTACGCTGACGACGCTTGGCCGCCCGATCTTATTGAGGCGGTCATGCGCGCATTCTATGGGCGTTGGTCTGTCGCGTTTGGCGCGGCGGGCGATGCCCCGAGCCCCGCGGGCCGCGTCAAGTCATGGACGGCCGACGGCTTAAGCGTATCCATGACCGACCCCTCAATCGGCATGGGCTCCCAAGAGGCGGGCGCCGTCATACCGCCCGACCTCGCCAACGTCGCCGCCATGCTTGACGCATACCGGGTGCGCTTTGTCAGGGGGGTCTAACAATGTTTCCCCCGGTACCGGCCGCGCTCACGACCGCATGGCAACAAGGGTTGCAGATTTACGGCAAGTTTGTGACGTACCAAGAGGCGGGCGGCACGGCGCGCACGGTGCGCGCGCGCGTGGTGTTCCAAAGTGCGCAAGAGCTCGCCAACTCAATAGAGGCGTACCCGATACGGGTGACCGTGGACGCGCGCGATTTTGCCGCGCGAGCTCCGCTCAAGGGCGACACGGTGCTCATCGATGGTGCGCGCCGCGGCGTCATGCAAGTTGCGCCCGTTCACGTCGGCGATGTCTTGGTCGGGTATCGGTTGGGGGTGGCCGGATGAGTAGCGCCTATGTCCGCGATTCATTCCGCACCAAGGTCGCAACCTTGTTGGTGGCCGAGGGCTTTGAGTTCATTGAAACCATCAACCTCGCCGAGTCAACGGGCGAGCTCCCGCCCAAATGGTTCACGCTGGATTTCTTGCCCGCCGATGACACGCGCATGTCGCTCGGCGTGCCCGCGTTGTTCCGTGAAACGGGCGCCGTGACCCTCGCCATTTTCACGCCGCAACACGAGCGCGACACCGAGGCGATTGCCGCGGCTGACGTGGTGCGCTCGGCGTTGTGCAACTGGATAGATACAACCGGCAACTTGCGGGTGCATGACGCACAACCGCCCGCCGACCTTGATGGCGGCGATTTCCGCGGCTCGTTTTACGGCGTCACCGTGGACATCCGTTATTCATTTGACCGAATCGAATAGGAGTTATTAGCCATGTCATCCGCTGATCTAACACGAGTCGCGATGGTACGCGAGGCGACCCCGGGCGTGACCCCCGCAACCCCGGTGTTTCAGTTGTTGCGGGTAACTTCTGAGGGGCTGGCGTTCAACCCCGAGACACAACTCAGTAATGAGCTCAATCCGAATCGGCAAATTTCCGATGTTATTACAAGCGGCGGAAGTTCAACCGGCGACATATCGTTTGAGGTTTCGAGCAACCCGGGTTTTGAAATGATGCTTGAGGCGGTGCTCGCAAACACGTGGGGCGGCGTCGTCGTCGGCGATGAGTTATGGGTCGGCGGCAAACTACTCACGCACACGATTGAAAAGCGGTTCACCATCAACGCCGAGGATGGCGACCCGCTTGCCCGCTATGAGTACAACCGGATTGTGCGCGGGCTCGTTGACCAAATGGTGTTGACGTTTTCCCCCGGGGGTCCGGCGACCGGTGCCGCCACCATTCTCGGCGGCGCCTTTACGCGCGACTCAACCGACCTCGCGGGCGCCACGTTCCAAGACTCCGGCAAACTACCCGTCATGGTGGGCTCGGGCGTGTTGCCCGTCATGTTCACAATTGACGGCGTGGACTATACGGCGTGGTGCGTGTCCAACCTCGTTGTCACGTTCCGCAACAACGGGCGGGCAATCGCGTGCCTCGGTCAAGAGTCGGCCAATGAGGTCGTGCTCGGTCGCTTTGAGTGTGACCTCACCGCCGAGATATACCTCAACAAAGAAACCAAGGCGGTCATGGATGCGTTTTTGAACAAAGACGAAATCGCGTTTGCGTTCACCGTGTCCGACGCGCAAGCCAACGCCTATGACTTTGACTTTTCGCGTGTGCGTGTCTCGGCATGCACCGAGCTCGCGAGCGGCACCAATCAGGACGTTGTCGTCAACGTCACCTTACAAGCGCTGGTTGACACCGTCACGTTGGCCGATGGGCTCACCGAGGTTGAGACATGCGTGACCGTAGTGCGCGACCACGTCACGGCGCCGTGGCCGATGGGGGCTTAACACATGGATGACCAAGTCAAAGTGAACCGGCCGACGTTTGGCAATCTTGACGATTGGCATACCGACGACGCCCTATCAACCGACGGCGCCCCGCTTGACCTCAACAACGGGCGGACCATTCTTTGCCGACGCGCGGGCACGCGCAACCGCGCGTTCATGGTCGCCGTTGCCGAGCTCGATACCGACGACGAGGTTGCGCGGTACGACGTATACGCGCGGCACGTGGTCGCGGGTTGGTCGGGCATCAACGACGCCGAGGGCAACCCCATCCCCTACACCGCCGAGGCGTGTGTCGCATTGTTCCAATACGCGCCCGAGGTGTTTGACTTGGTGTTGATGTTCGCCGCGCAACGGGCTAACTACCGCGGGCAAAAGCTCGCCGAGGATGGCGACGCCGTAAAATAGCAATCAGGTGGCGCGATGGTGCGGGCACGTATGAGCGACAACTACGCGCCTTGCACGCCTCCGGTGTTGACGTTCCGTTGTTGCGTGAGCGGCCAAGGCTTACAGAGTTTCAAGAGCTCGCCCTCCTCGCATGGCGGGATCTTTGCGGGGAGCGGGCAATAGGGTTTGGCGGCGTGGGCCCGATACCGTGGCGGGCCATCATCGCTTGGTGTGACCGGTACGGCGCGCGTGATGCGGAGTCATTGGTTGAGATAGTGCAAACGATTGACGCGGAGTGGTTAGCCCGTGAGAGTTCCCGACATACGACTCAGTGAGGTCCCTTACAAAAAGAAGGTGCGCAAAGACACCGAGGTCAAACAGTGGTTTGCACAAAACCGCCGCGACCTATTGGCGGGCGCAACTGATTGGGTACACCGCGTTTCCAAAGACGCATTGGCGCAAGCGCTCGCGGCGGGCAACCCCGATCAATACTTTGTGACGATTGATGGCGTGACCAATGCGGCGGGCACGGTGCGACGCGGTTTCAAATCGGGCACGATTGACGAGTCAAAGCATGCCGTACGCATAGAGTTCAACGCTGACACCATCGGCAACATTGCGCGCGGCGTGCCGCCGATACTGACGCAAGTCATACGCGAAACTTTCCCGATGAGCCCGACCGGGCGGCTGGCGCGCGAGTGGTCGTGGTGGGTATCGCGCGAGGGCGGGCCCTCCAAACGCGCGGGGAAAACCATACCCGATGGGCTCGGCATCTATGACGTGCTTTACCTCGCGCCCGATTACGCGGTCGCCAAGTACGCTTGGTTTGCCAACTCCGCGGCCAAGAGTTCCAAGAGCACCAAATACAATTTCGCGCGCAAGCGCATCAACAAAGAAAAGGGCACGTCGCGATTGGTCGCGCGCAAGCGGGCCCGCGGTTTCCTCGCGCGTGCAACCCAACTCATGCGCGCGAAACGTGTACCGGGCGTGTTGTTCCAAGGCGGGTTTTCCCGTGACTATCTTTCGGGCCGCGCGTCAAAACATCCGCGCGGCGTTCCGTTTGTACGTGTCGCTTTCAAGGGCACGCTCAAAAATCCGGTGTGGGTCTAACAACCCCGAGGCGCGACGCACATGCCCGAGGAAAAGCGACGGCTGATTTATGAGCTCTTGATTGAGGCGCGCGACGTTGCCAAGAATGCGGCCAAGGCCCAAGGCGACATTGAAAAACTGAGCAACGGTTTTGACGACCTCGGCGCCAAGATCAAAAAAGCGTTTGCCGCATATACCGCATTCACCGCCGCGAAGTTTGCCGCCAACGCATCCGATGAGCTCCTCAAGTTTAATGAGCAAATGGAAACGCTCGGCCAAAACAACGTGCAAACCGCCGCGAGTTTTGACGCCGTGCTCAAGACCTCGGCGGCGACCGGGCAATCGGTTCACGATGTCGCCGAGGTTTACAAGGCGGCGACCGAGGCGACCGAGCAGTTAGGCGGCTCACAAAAAGACGCGGCCGAGCTCGCCGAGGCGTTCACCAAGGCGGCGGTCAAAGAGGGCAAGAGCGCGGCAACCGCGGCCGCTCAGTTGGACACGTTGCAATTCGCGTACGACCGCGGCGGCGTCAAGGTCAAAGAATTCAATACGCTCCTCAAAGACAACGAGCAATTGCAGCAATCGGCCGAGCGGGCCCTCGGGAAAACAACTGAGGAATTGATGGCGATGGCCAAGGCGGGCGACATCGGGCGCGAGGAGCTCCGCAAGATCTTTGCGCAATTCCGAAGTGACACCGCCTCAACCGAGGTTGCCGCCACGTTTGACCGCATAGGGGAATCGCTCAAGACCATGGGCAAGGCATTCGTCACCGCCACGGCACAAGCGTCGGGGTTTGCTGACGCAATGAAAATGGGCGAGCTCGCGGGCATCGTGGAATTTTTCTCCAACATCGGCAAGATCATTGGTGGTCTCATCCGCGTGGTGTGGAATTTCGCCGAGGGCCTAGTAAACATTATTAGGCTCATTGCCCAAATCATTGTGTCACCAAAAGACATCTTATCAATTTGGGACAAATTCAACCGAGCCCAAGACGAAAACTATCGGGACATGCTCAAGGGCGTTCAACAATTTGGTGAGGCCATCGGCACCATGGACGCGCCCTCGGGCGTCAGTAAGGTACACAAGACACATTCGGAAATTGCGGCCGAGGCCAACGAGCGGGTGCGCATGCAAGCGGAGGCCGAGGAGAAAGCCCGCGTTGAGGCCGAGAACAAACGACGCGCGGCCGAGGAGCAACGCGAGCGCGAGAAAGATGCCAAGTACCGCGCCGACACATTGGCCGCGCGCGCCGAGCAAGCCCGGATTAAAGAGGGCATGGGCGGCGTTGATGATGCGCTCAACGCCCAATTCGGTGACAAGTTGTTAGAGGATCAAAATACAATCATCAACAACAACAACACCATACTCGCCCAAAAGAATGAGGAGGGCCGCCTCATCATGAAAAACGCGGCGAGCGTTCACATTCAAGCCATGGCCGAGGAGGAATTCTTAGCGGCCAATCAAAAGAATCTTGAGGATCTTTCCAAGGTGTCCGACACCATTGGCAATGCGTTTTACAACCTATTCACGGGCGCAACGAAAAGTGCCAAGGAATTTTTCCGGGAAATCTTGCGGGGGTTTGCTCAGATTGCCGCGGCTCGGCTGGCGAGCTCGATAGCCGACAGTATCTTTAACGCGGGCTCCAAATGGTTTAGCGCCAAGAAAGCAAAAGGCGGCGCGTTCACCCACGGTTATGAAATCCCGTTTGCCTCTGGCGGTGTTGTCACGGGCCCCACCTCGTTTGCGATGGGCGGCGGGCGCACCGGGCTCATGGGTGAGGCGGGCGCCGAGGCCATCATGCCGTTACGGCGCGGGCGTGACGGGCGGCTCGGCGTGAGCGGCGGCTCGCCCAACATTCAGATAGTCAACAACACGGGCGTTGCGGCTGACGCCTCGGTCAACATGCAAAACGACCGCATGCAAATCGTGTTAGAGGCCGCCAACATGGGCGCGCGCATGGCCGAGCGACGCATCAACCGTAGCTTGCGCACCGGGTACGGCGACACCGCGCAATCAATCCAACGCACGTACGGGTTGGGGCGGCGGTTCTAATGGCGTTGCCCGCGTGGAATACCCGCCTCTTTGGTTGCCTCACCCGCGACAACACCGGGTTGCGCTCGCGCGCCCGCACGGCAATCAGCGCCTCACTACCCTCGCCCGTGGTCTCGCGCAAGGCCGACACGAGCGCACCCCTTGAGCTCACGTTTGGCTTTGACGTTGATGACGCGGGGCGCCGCGCGTGGGAGCAATGGACAACGTACGACCTCTTTGATTGCTCGCTACCGTTCACGATGTTTTTACCGTGGGGCGTATTGCAACCGCGGGTGCGCGCCAAGTTGTTAGGGGATTGGTCCATGGTGCGTGACGGCGGCGGGCGTTGGACTATCTCGGGCACCATGGAAATTGAGCGCGCGACCTTGCCGCGATTCTCGGGGGGTGCTCATGCCTGAGCCGCGCGAAATTCGTTTGAGCTCGCCGCCGCCCATGTGGCCGACGACGTTGCCCGACCCGCAAGCGGAAGGTTTCACCATTGCGAGCCCGCCGCGCGTGGAACTCGCCGAGGTACTTTTTGGCCCGACGCGCATGGCGGTCAAGGCGCGCACGGCGCCGATGGCGTGGACCTTTTCAGTTGTGATGACGCCCGAGCAAATGGAAATTTTTGAGGGCTGGTATACCGACCTCGTTGAGAACCATGACGGAGAATTTTATGCGCGTTGGATTGGTGGCTCTCGTGTCGTCGCGTTCAGTCAGGCTTATGAGTACCGTCCGCTCGGCCGCGGTTACATCCTCAGCGGCAATGTATTCCGCACCCGCATTGACCACTCGGTTTGCGACGCATACCTCAGCACCGTTTTCACCGCCATCTATCGCGCCGAGCTCGGCGCCGTTGACCACTACGTCGCGAGCCTCGGCGCCGTTGACCGATACGTCGGCGATTGGCCGCTCACGCTGATTGCCTCAAGTGAGTGTTAGACCATGCCCGCAACCTTTGACTCAGCGTTTGCCCTTTGGCTTACCCAACACGGAAGTGAGCGCTCAATCGCGGTCAACGTGTTGCAGTTTTCGCATGCGAAATGGAACGCCACAACGGGCCCGATTTACGTGAGCGATTTTGGCGAGGATTTCACCGCGACGACCGAGCCGCCCACCTCGGTTGCATTCACCGCAACGCCCTTGGGTTTCATGATTGACGCAACGGCTGACAACGTCAGCACCGAGCAACGCATCATGGTGCGGATTGACAACGCGCACGGCGCCGTGGCGCAACAACTGAGGAGCCTTACCGATGAGGACCTATTGACCCCGGTGTCGGTCACGTATCGCACGTACCTTGATACCGACCGCTCGGGCCCCGTCATTGATCCGCTGACGATGTACGCGACCAACATCAACATGAACCGGTTGACCGTTGAGTGTGAAATCACCGCCGACTATTTGCCCAACGTGGGCGCGGGCACGCGCTACACGATTGAGGATTACCCGCCCCTCGCCTATCTATGACCGCCAACTCAAGTCACGCAATGTCATTGGTCGGCACGCCCTACCGCCGCGGCGGCGTCACGCCGCGCGAGGGTTTCGATTGCTTCACCTTGTTGAGATACGTGCGTCAACATTGTTTCGGCAAGCCAACGCCGACGGGCGGCATACCGGCCGAGGATGTGCCGAGCGCTCGCGCCGCGGCCCTCGGCATCTATCTCGCCTTGGGTGGCAAAGAGCGCATGGGGTCGCCGTGGTTGGAGCTCACCGCGCCCGAGGAGGGTTGCGCGGTGGCACTCGGCACGTGGAAAGTTTCCCGGTTGCATCATTGCGGCGTGTTGGTTAACGGCGGCGTGTTGCATGCGCTTGAGGGGGCGGGCGTTGTGTACTCCCCCATGTTGCGGGTGCGCGAACTCTATGCCCGGTGCGAGCTCTTTGAATGTGTACTCTGATTGTCATTGACGACCCGTTGAGCGGCACGCGCCATGAGTACGGCTTGCGCGTGGGCGAGCCCATCGCCGAGGCGCTCATGCGCCAATGGCCCGAGGGGATTGACGGGGCGTGGCGCATCTATCGCGACTCAATCAACGACGGCAACGAAATCCCCGCGGTTGACTTGCCTTACACGGTGCCGCTCGCGGGCGAGACCTACATCATTGTGCGTGACATGGCGGGGGCTCTGCCATTTCTCGGCCAAGTGTTTTTGGCAATATGGTTTTCGGCACTCAACTACATCCTCACGCCGAAACCCAAGCCCGCATATTTTCCCTCGCCTAACAATGAACCGCAAAGCGGCAACAACAACCTTGCCGCGCAAGCCAACCAAATACGGTTAGGCGCGCGCATACCCGACATACTTGGCACGGTGCGAAGTTTCCCGGACCTACTCTGTAGGCCAATCGAAACGTTTTGGGTGCGGACCCAAAACATAAACCAATACTTTGTGATTGGCCGCGGTGACTATGAGGTACCACCCGAGCTCGTGAAGTTGGGCGAGACCCCGCGCCAGCAAATCAACGGCGCCACGTATCACACGTACCACCCGCACGACACCGCCGACCCCATCCCGAGCATACCCGCGGTACGCACCTCGCCCGAGGTGGGCGGCATTTCTCTTGTGCCCGATGACTCGGGGCCCGCGCCGTTCACGGGTGTGGATTTCAACGGGCCCGCAAAGACCATGACCTCCGATGATTTCCAAGACCTCAACCCTAACAACCCCATAACGATCAGCGGCACCAACGACAACAATGGATTATTTTGGTTGGAGTACGGGCCCGAGATTTTGCCGGGGCCGCCGTGGTCGCCGCCCTACGTGTGGCAATTGGACGGGCCCGTCATTACCGAGCTCGATACCAACGCCGAGGTTGCCGTGTGGGACACGGTCTTTCAGCAATCGGAGGAGTGGGTTTATTTCGGCACGACCTCGCCCTATACGCCGACGCCGACCGCGCAAGATATCCGCGTCACGGGCGGCGACCGGTTTGCGATTGGCGACGTGGTGCAAATCTATTCTGACGATACCGCCCTAACTTCTCCGATCAAGGGCACCGTGGTCTATGCGCTCAACGTCAACAAGACCGTGAGCGGCATACCCTCAACCGATCAAATCATCAGAATAAAAAACGTCAACAATGTTGTCATTACGCCAACGCCCTCGGTGTCGGAAAATAATGCGTCGTTTGTTTGGTACCTACCGCCCACGCTACGCGCGGGCGTACCCGGTACGCTCACCGACCCGCCGCCCGACCCGACCTCGTGGTACACGGCGCCCATGGAAAACCCCGACGAGGTGTGGGTTGACATCGCATTCCCCCAAGGCTTGCACATTCCCGACGTTCCCATCATGACCGTGCGCATTGAATTCAAACGCGCCGACGCCACGGATTTCCAAGCGTTCCGCGAATTTGAATACCCATACCACACGCTCTCGCCGCTACGTTTCACGCACACATTTGACGTGACGTTGTTAGGCTTGCCCGCGGGCTCGCCATGGATTCAGGTTAGGTGCCAACGGCTCACGCCGTTTTTGGCTGACCCCCCGAGCGACCATTACATACAAGACACCCAATGGGCGCGACTGTGCGCGGTGCGTTTCCTTGAGCAACGGCAATTTGATGACGTGACAATCGGGCGCCTCGCGCTCTCCAACTCACGCAACCAAGTTGCGATGGGCGAGACCTCACTCAATATGGTGGTGACGCGCAGGCTACCGCATTGGCACGCGGGCGTATGGTCGGAGCCCGTTGCCACGAATCGTTGGGCTGACAATTTCGTCGCGCGGTGTAAGGCCGATGACGGCGCGCGCCGCCCCGATCAATTCATTGACCTCGCGGGGATCTACGCCCTACAAGACCAACTTGACGCAATCGACGGCGGCGACGCGGGCGCAATCGGCATGACGCTTGACCAAGTGCAAGACGTTGACACCGAGCTCGCCGCGATTGCTGACGTGGTGCGCGCCGTGGTTTATCGCGTGGGCCGCAAAATCTTTGTCACCCGCGACCAAGCCAACGCCACCCGTATCGCGCTATTCAACTCCCGCACCAAGGGCACCGACGGTGAGACCGTGGGCGTACGCATGACGGGCGACGCGGAAAATGATTGCATCATTATCCCGTGGGTTGACGCGGCCAATAGTTACAAGCGGCGCGACTACACCTATGCGCCCCCGGGCTCGTTGCAGATTGCGCCCGCGCGCACCACAACCGTGTGTGCCAATTGGGCGCAAGCGTTCCGCCGCGCGTTGTATGAGTGGAACCGGTTGAAATATCGGCGTGAGCAAATCTCGGTGAGCGTCACCGAGGACGGGCGCATATGCCGCCCGGGCGATGTCGTCAACATCACCGACGACGTTGCCAACCTCGCGCAATCGGCGGGTGAGGTTTTATTTGTTGACGGCGCCGTGTTGACCCTTGACCGCAACGTCACGTTTGCCGCGGGGTCGTACACGGTGCTTTTGCGTGACGTGCAAGGGCAGACAACCGACGCCGTGCCATGCGTGGCGGTCGTTGGCTCGCCTAACAAAGTGCAGCTTTCACGCGCGCCGACCGTCACGATAAAGGGCCGCGACGCAACGCTCGGTACCTTGTTTGCTTTCTATGACACGACAACCGCCGTTGTGCGCCCGTGGTTGCTCACGGGCGTTGAGGCGAGCGGGCCGTATGTTGCATTGACGGGCGTGAACTATGCGCCCAAGGTTTACGACGGCGACACGGTCACGTTGGACCCGCCGCCGCCATTGTCCGCAACGATTTCCGCGCGGCACCGACCGCCGACCGGGGGAGCACCATGAACAATCCGCGTATACAACGTACCCCGGGGGCGTCCATGTGTTGTGACCCCGCGGGCAGAATTTGCGCTCTCGCCGTTCAACCCGTTGCGCTCTCAACTCTCGTGCGCGTGGCGGTCGTGCGTGGCGAGGGTAGTGAGCCGCAAATACGGGAACGCATAGCCGATATGCTCGCCGCGGGTTTGCTCATTGAATTGATTGAGGGCTAACCCATGGCAACTTTCCCCGGCCGGTACCAATCACTCAACGACTCGGGCGCGACGTGGGCAACGCTCAACCCGGTGTTGCAGGTTGGCGAGCTCGCCATCGCGGACCCCGGCAGTAGTACGCCCATCATTAAGTGCGGTGACGGCGTGCGCCCGTGGTCGGCATTGCCCGCGCTCAACGCCCCGGTTGATGCCGCCAACGATTACGTTGTCGGGGTCACGACCACGCTACCGCCCGGGAGCTCGGCGACGGTCGTGATTGACAACACGGTTGACCCGCCGACCATAAATTTTGGTTTGCCCTCGGGGCCCGCGGGCCCGCCGAATAGTTTGACCATGGGCACCGTGGTCACGGGCGCACCGGGCTCACCCGCCGCGGCGTCAATCACGGGCGCGGCGCCTAACCAAGTGCTCAACCTCACCATACCCACGGGCGCCCCGGGGCCCACGGGCTCAACGGGTGCGACGGGGCCCGCGGGCGCCGATGGCACCGACGGCATTGACGGCGCGCAAGGTCCGCCCAACACGTTGACCATTGGCACCGTGGTCACGGGTACCCCGGGCTCGCCAGCCTCGGCAACAATCACGGGCGCGGCGCCTAACCAAACGCTCAACTTGACGTTGCCGCAAGGCGCGACGGGCCCGCAAGGTCCGCAAGGAATTCCGGGGCCCTCGGGCGCCCCCAACTTGGGCGACCCAACCGCGTTGGTTGGTCTCACCGCCATCAACGGCACGGGCATCAATGCCATGCGCGCCGATGGTGCGCCCGCGCTCTCGCAAGCCATCGCCCCGACGTGGAGTGGTCAGCACGCCTTCATGGCACCGACATTTTTTGCATCAGCCGTGGAGCACTTCGGCACCACTGGGCCGACAGTTAGGCACTCCGTCACGCGCGGCTCGGCCGACTCGATTGGGCCCGGTCTCACGTTGGCGAAAACGCGCTCATCGGTGTACGACGGCCTCACGCCGGTTCAGCTTGATGACGTGCTTGGCACGATCAACTACCACGGCGCGGACGGCACGAGCCTCAACACGCTGGCCTCGTTCATTTACTCGATTGTTGCCGGGACGGTATCAACCGGATCAATACCAAGTGAACTGAGGTTAGGCACCACGCCTGTCGGCGGCGGCCCTACGGAACGCCTACGCATCAGCAGCGTCGGCGCGCTCGGGATTGCGGGGCCTAACTATGGAACCGCCGGTCAAGCGCTGATTTCGGGCGGCGCGGCCGCGCCGCCCGCGTGGGGCAATGTCGGTCTCACCGGTGCGAGTTTTGCAAACCCAACCGCGAGCGTTGGCCTCACGGCTGTCAACGGTAGCGCGTTGACGGCAATGCGTTCCGACGGTGCGCCCGCGCTCAACGTTGCCATCGCGCCAACGTGGTCGGGCGCGCATACATTCAATAGTGCGGTAGACCTCGCGGGCATTCTCAAAGCGTCGGGCGTTGAGGGCGTCAGCGGTCAAGTGCTCTCCTCACAAGGCGCGGGGTTGCCCGCCATTTGGCGCACCTCCTCGGGTGGCTCCATTGAGCTCGGGTATAACTTTTCCACGGCGGTCGGCACGGCAAACCCGGGCGCCCAAAAGATGTCGCTCAATAGCGCGGTGTACTCCTCGGTAACCGTTGCCGTTTTCAACTCAACGGCGTTCACCAACTTTGATGCCAATACGATTCTCTCACTCCTCAACGTGGGCAATCGCATTTACATCCAACAACGCAACGACGCGAGCAAGGCGGTTGTTTATGAGGTGACCGCACCGGGGACTAACAACACCGGTTATTGGACAATCCCGGTAAAACACATTGACTCGCGCGGCACCATGTTCCCGGCCAACGCCGACCTCAATGCCGTTTTCATTCTCTCGGTTTCGAGCTCAAGTCTTGCCAACCCGACGGCAACCATTGGGCTTGCCGCCATCAACGGGAGCGCAACGACCGGTATGCGTTCCGACGCGGCGCCCGCGCTCTCGCAAGCCATCGCGCCCACGTGGTCGGGTGTGCATACGTTCACGCCGTCGGGCACGGCCACGCCCGTCAACGTCAACGGACCAAGCGGCGACTGGACCGCGAAGTTTACGAACAGCGCGGCTACACCATACGGCGTGCTCATCACGGCGGGCATCAACGGCGTGGCGTCGCTGTATGTCCGACGCGGAGACTCAGGGAACCGCAACCTACTCATCGTGCAAGCCGATCTATTTCAGTTCGGCAATACCACGGATAACCCCGGGTTCAATTTTCTCGGCGCGGGCCAGATGAATGTCGGCGGCGAAATTCAGGCGACGGGTCGCGTGTTGTCTATCAACGCGGCCGGCACGGGGCCAAGTCTCGGCGCGCACGTCAGCGGCGTTGAGGGCATATATTTAGTTGCGAACAATAGCGGCACCACTGTCGCGGGCATGCCCAACGGCGGGTATGGTTTGGCAACGCTGGCCGGTAGCAACATCTCGTTTTGTCTCAACGGCATCATCCGCGCGCAATCCACGCCAACCGGTTTCTACACCTCGGGAAATTTCCGGTGTGACGATGGGCTCCAAAACACCGGGGGCAATCTCAAGTTGGTTCCCAATTTGGGCGGTGGCTCGGGGCTGACGTACGGCACGTACTACGTTGAGGGCGCGGTCGGCACCTATCACGGCATTGCAGTAAAGGACGGCACACTCAACCCGACCCTCATGTCAAGCGGCGTGGCGTCTGGCCTCTATCTACAAGGCGAGGCGAAATGGTTGCTATTCCGTAGCGATGCCTCAAACGCAATCACTCAATATGCTTTGAACGCGGTTGGGTTTTACACGGCGGCCGCAAGCGGCGGCAACATGGGCGCGGGCACAATCAACGCGACCGCCTATTACGTCAACGGTGTTGCGCTCGCCTCGGGCCCCTCGGCCGCCAACCCCTCGGCGTCGGTGGGTCTCACCGCGGCCAACGGTTCCGCGGGTACGTTCATGCGTTCCGATGCCGCGCCCGCGTTGAGCGTTGCCATTTCCCCGACATGGAGCGGCACCCATACGTTTAGCAATGCGGTGACCGCGCCGTCATTTGTCACGAGCTCGGCGCGCGCCATCAAACGCGAGACCGGTGCGCCGCGGTACGCGGCCGATATCCTCGCCCGATTGAGGCCGCTCCTGTATCGGCTCATTGATAGTGACGACCGCGAGCAACTCGGGTTGATAGCCGAGGAGGTGCATGAGGTATGCCCGCAATTGTCCGACGGCAAGACGGTCGCGTATGACCGGCTTGCAATTCTTTTGTTGGCCGCGTGGCAAGACGACCACGCGCGGGCGGCGTGACATGGCAACGGGTTTTGTAGTCAGCGGGCGCGGGGATCTTGACGCGCTCTTTAAGGCGCGCACAACCGCGGCGGGCTCCAACACCGGTTTCTTGGTAGGCGCTCAAGACCTCGCGCAACGATTCGAGCAACGCGGCGCGGCAACCGCCATCGCCGCCACGGGTTTCAAGGTGGGAGCCACTGACCTCGCGCAAACCTTTCAAGACATCGCCTACACGCCCGCATTCACGCCCGTGACGCACACGTACACGTCGGGCACCGGGAGCACCGAGACCGTGCCCGCGGGTGCAACCTCATGCGTCATTACCGTACACGGCGGCGGCGGCGGTGGCGGCATGAAACTCTCGGCCACGGGCGGCGGCGGTGGTGGTGGCTCGCGGGTTATCAAAACGGTCGCGGTCTCGGGCGGGCAAACGTTTACGTATACCGTGGGCACCAACGCGGCGGGTGCGCCAACTCAAGGCTCAAGCGGCACGGCGGGTAGAGCCTCAACGGTCACGAGTGCGTCACCCGCTATAAACCTAAATGCCGGGGGCGGTGGCCCCGGTACGTTCACGCCCACGGGCGGCGCGGGCGGCACGGCAACGGGCGGCGATACCAACACCTCGGGCGTTGCCGGACTAGCTACCGGCCAAGGTGGCGCGAGCGCGAGCGGCGCGGCGGGCGGCACGGGTGACGGTGGCTCGGGCGTTATTCCCGGGGGCGGTGGCGCGGGCGGCATTGCCAATGGGTCGGGCGCGGGCGGTGTCGGTGTACGTGGCCTCATTACCTTTGCCTACACGTGAGCGCTCAACGCATGCGACACCTTGCCCCGCTCGCCGCCGCCCTCACCCTCCTCGGGTGCGCGACCCAACCCATTGAGCTCCCGCGCGTCGGGCCCGCGCCCAACGTCGTTGAGCGGCGCGCGTTGGTCATGTGCATTTTCGCCAGTTGCAGAGTATTCATTGCCCCGATAGTTACACCCGATGAGGATTACAACGATGACTGAATCAAGAAACGGCGCCGTGTTGAACGGCTCACCCGCCGCGGCGATGCCGCCCAACACCGTGAACATCAACCCGGTACAGGCGGCGCAATTTGCGCTGATGTTTCTCTCCCGCGCCGACATGAAAGCGGCCGAGCGCGAGCCCTACGCCTACGCCGAGGGGCTCCTCACGGCGATTGCGAGCGGGCAAGTACAACTCATGCCCGCGGGCCAAGCCCCCGCCCCGCGCCCCGAGGCGCCTACCGTGGGACTAGATAGCTGATGCAACGCTCGGCGCCCGCGGCCCATGCCGCGATGGTGCCGAGGGCCATGCGGGCACGGTCGTCGCGACACGGGGCGACGTGCCCGAGGGCCATGCGGGCGATGGCCTCAAGGCGGGCGCGTGCAATGCGCGACTCGGCGCGGGCGATTCTGAGCTCGCCCGCGAGGCGACGCACCGAGACAAGGGCAGCGTCAGCCTCGGCCTCGCGCGCCTCGGCGCGGGCACGTAAAGCGATCACATAGCCGTTGTCGGTCATCGTTTCCATTGCGCGACTCAACATGGGTGCCCGTTCCCGATTAGCTAGGCTTACGACGCCGCGGGCCGCGGGGCGGGCGGCCGCGTGGTGCGATGCGTTCCCCGCCGCGTGGCCCGTGGGCAACAATGTCGGCGATGTCGTTGGAGTGCCAAAACGAGCGGCCGCCAAAGTGCGTTGCGGCTGGATACCAACCCCGTTGCATGCCGCGAAAAAATGCCGTGTATGAAATCGGCAAGTACAACCTCACTTGCTCCCACGTCAAAAGGCAATCACGCGGAACGGGCCCCGGGGGTAGCGGCGGGATCTTGGCCGCGGGTTGTGGTGTTGGCATGGGCGCACCTCGGGGTTGGTTTGATTGCGTGAACGTGCAAACGATACCGACGCGCCCGCGTTCATTGCAACACATTCCGCATTGGCCTCGGGTAGATAGGCGAGACCATTGCCGCCGCGCACCACCATCGCACCCGCGCGCACTTGACGGTGAGCTCGGGGCACTTGCGACACTTAACTCGCGAGTATAGTTACCGCCAAAAAAAAGGGCCCGATTGCTCGGGCCCCTCCTCGGTGCTCACCGCTCGCGCGTGCTACGTAGCGCGGCGGCGGCGCCTCATCGGCACGACCACGGGCGAGCCCGCGGCCGCCTCTTGGGCGGCAATGAACGCCGACCACCATGTCATGAGGCGGCGCCGCTCGGGCAAATACAACTCACGGTGCGCGCCCGTGTCGTCGTGCTCATAGCTGGCGTTGACCTTGTCGCGGTCGGTATGGTCAAGCTGGATGTGTAACGCCTTGGGGTCGTGAGGTGCGCTCACCCAATGGGCCCCGGCATGCGTCTTGAGCACCGAGCGAAACCCATGCACGGTCGCGTTGGGGCGGTAGCTCACCGCCGTGGGGTCGCCCTTGCCCGTCCATTTCATGCGCTTGAGCGCTTGCAAAAACGTTTGACCCGAAAGGGTTTGGCCCGCGTGCAACACGCTCGGGAAAATAAAGACCTCATCGCGGTCGGGCAACGCCGCGAGCTCGGCGAGGATGGCGCGCGTGTACTCGGTCAACGGTATCAAGTACGCGCCGAGTTTCGGGTTGCTCAAGCGTTGCGTGTCTTTCATGTCGGAGGGCGGCACCACAATCAACCCGTCAACCTCGTCAATGTACGACCAACGCAATTGGGTCATGGTGTTCACGCGCACGGCGAGGTGGGCCATGAGCCGCAACCCGAGCACCACCCGCCGCTCAACGCGCGGGCGGCGACCGTATGCCGCCACGTCGGCAAAGAATTGCGGCAAGCGTTCCACGGGCACGCGGTCATGCGGTATCGCGAGGTGCGTATTGATTTCAACCTCGGCGGCGGGGTTGGGCATGACGAGGCCCTTATTGCGCGCCCATTTGTACAACTGGCGCACCCAACACCTGAGGTACTTGGGCACGCTCGGCGCGGGCACGTTGTCGTCACCCGCGGGCTTTGTGATGTCGCCGTGCGCGACAATTTGGAACCGGTCGTAAAGCATGGCGGTGGTTATTTTCGCCATGCCGAGCTCACCGAAAGGGCCGTAAAGGTGGCGCGCGAAACACTCCTCAATGCGCTCGCCTTGGCCCTTGGAAATCTTTTTGTTAGCCACGCGGAACGCAATGAACTCATGCGCCATCGCCTTGAATTGGTGAGGCGCGGCGGGCGCCGCCTTGGGTGTGGCGAGCATGATGGCGAGCTCGGCCGGATTCACGAGGGCGCGGCGAAACGCCTCATGCTCGCGCCGCACGTCGGCCAAGGTGACGGCGCCGAGCATGCCGTACACGCGGGTGCGGTCTTTGACCACGCCGTCAATGGTGACCTTGTAGTCGGTGCGCAAAGACACCGAGCCGCCGCGCAAGTACGCCTTGTAAAGCCCCTCGCCGATGGGCTCTTTTTTGAGAACCGGGTTGAGGCGTTTCGCTTTCACGGCTGGCGCCGCGGCGGTTCCATGGTTCGTTTCCCTCGTGGGGATCTTGTCAGAGCTCATCGGGTATCACTCCTGAGTTTCGGGTATCAATTCAAATCTGATACCTGAATATACCGAAATGAACGTGTTAGCCCGGGTATCAAGCGCAATGAACGGCGGGGCTAAGTGCTTGAGTAGTTGGAGAAACTTTCAGCGTGTGGCGGACGTTGCGGGATTCATGGCGGACAGGCAGGGAACCTAACCGCCGAAATTGCGCAAGAGCATCAACAAGTTACACACGCCTCAAAGGTATCGGCGCCGCCGCGATACCTTGTCAACTGGTTTATTTCCGCAATCAACCGCAATCAAGGCGGGAGCCGCGGGAAACGACACTCTTATATAGTAGCGCGGTCGCGCCCCGGTCGTGTCGGGTATGGGTATCGGGTAAGGCTGGCGCGTGACCGGTGCGCCGCGGGGCTCAGTGATGACCCCGCGGTTGCACCACTACCCGCCGAGCTCACCGCGCTCGCGGAGCTCACCGACCTCACGGCATACTTTCGCCATGTGCGCACCGTCTTACGTTTTGCCGTCAACCTCTAGGTGTTGCCCTTGACGCGCGTGTCGCTCCCACTGGATGAGGCGCGGCGGATCTATCCGCCCATATGGGTCGTGTATGCCAACCCCGCCGATTTCCCGGGCGAGTGGGTGGCGCGCACGTGGTACGGCGAGGTTGCATCGGCCGAGGTCATACGCGCGGGCGACCTCGTCACGTTGCGTGACCGACTCGTGAGGGCGGGCGCATCTATCCAGTTGGCCCGACATGCGGACGATGACCCCGTCATACGTGAGGCGTGGATATAACCGCCGATACCCGACGCGCGGCGGCGTCCATGAAAAAATTACCGGGCGTGTAGTTGGGCCGCGACCCTACGCGATTACCGAGGGGCGCCGCGCCACTGTGCGAGACTACCGCCGCCGCGCACTCATACGGGTTGAGAGTATCGCGCGAGGGTATTAAACAGTTACGCAAGAAAAGTGAACACGCGCGCGAGCGCACTTAACACACGCATGGGAGTCGCCCGGGTGTCAAAGGCTCAAATGTTTTCTCAAGCAACCATGGAACGGATTGCGGCGGCGGCGGACGGTGAGGGGGAAATTTCAACCAAGGTTGCGCGCGAGCTCTTGGGCTATCGCGAGCAACGCTGGTTGAGACTTGCCCGTCATGAGGGTTTTCCGCGGGTGCCGCGCCGCGGGCAAACGTACCCGCTCAACGCGCGCAACCTCGCCGCATTCTTGCGGTTGCGCAATTACGTTGAGGCTGGCGTCACGCTCTCGCAATGGGCGGCGATGACGCGGCACACGCGCAAGTACATCGCCGCGCAAATCCGCAAGCATCATGCACCGGGGCCCATCGGGTACGTTGGCGCCCGCCCCCGGTATGACATCGTTGCCGCGCTCATGTGGTGGCACCATGACCAACGTGGCGAGGTGCGCCACTATCCGCCGCGCATTGGGCCGCCGACGGTGCCGACGCGGTGGCGGGCGTTGGACACCGAGGCCATCCTCAAACGGCGTGACCCCGTGGCGTTGTTCCACGAGCTCGGCCACCTGTACTTGACCCGCGCCGCGAAAAAAAATAAATCGGTTAGCCCCGCAATGAACCGGAAAACCGAGCACAACCGGTAGTGCGGGCGGGCTTGTGGATAACTCACGGCAAACCTGTTTGTTAGGCGGCGCCCCTCGCTCAATAGATCTTACGCGCGGGTGCGCGCGACGCGCGCGCGCGCGCGCCTCTTGGTTTTCCCTTGTATCTAGGTATGACTTACAAACTACAGTAGGCACGGTTGATAACTTTCTCGGCACCCAACACCAAACACAACCGGTTGAATTGAGCGGCACATGCCGCGGCTGGTTGCCCCTATCGCAATCAACCGGGCGGCGGCGGTACATTCCCGCCCCCGCGCAAACGGAGTTTTGCAACGATGCCCCGCAACCCACTACGCCCCGAGCTCGCCGCGGACCTACCGCCGCGCATGCGCAAACTACCCGCGGACGCCCGCGGGTATCCCGTCCCATGGTTTGTCGCCACCATCAACGGCGCCCGCGATTTCCGAATCGCCGACAACGAAAAGTTTGAGCTCGCGATACGCGCGCGGCGGTGCTGGATATGCGGGCAAGGTCTCGGCAAGTGTTACGCATTCGTCACGACCCTCATGGGCGTCGCCTTGGGCTATGCCGCCGAGCCGCCCTCGCACCTTGAGTGCGCCAAATTCGCCGCGAGGTCTTGCCCTTTCCTAACAAACCCCGCCGCCAAGTACCGCGACGCGAAACTCCCCGCCGACGTAAGTGACCCGCAAGGCGCCGAATTGTTGCGCCATAACCCGGGCGTCACGGTGTTGTGGGTTACCGAGACCTACGCCGCGCAATGGCTCGGGGCTGGCGCGTTGCTGCGATTCGGTGAACCGCGGCGCGTGCAATTCTGGCGCGAGGGCCGCCTAGCTACCCGCGCCGAGGTCATCGCCGCGCGCGAAAGTGAAATGCGAGCGCTACACGTGGCGATTGCGGCGCGCGCCGAGGCGGGCCTCACGACCGCGGGCGTGGTCACCGTTGCCGACCGCGAGGCCATGGCAATACGCATGGACGAAATACAATTTTGGTTGCCCGATGATGCGGGCGAGGAGTGTGCCGCATGAACATCGCGTGCCGCGACCATCGTATCGGCGCCGTGCTTGAGATTCAGGCGGCGTTGCTTGAGAAACACCTCAGCCAAAACGCGGGCACCCCTTACCGCCTTTTCCTCATCGTTGCGCCCGAGAATGAGCCGCGCATTTGCTCGGCCGCGTTCAACCTCGGCGGCGGCGTGGGCATGGCGCTCTTTGACGTTCTCAAATGTCAGTTTCCGTCGCTCGTGACGGAGTCAAAGACCGCCCCGGATGAGCCCGAGGCGCGCATTGTCGGCGGGTAGTTAGTGGCGCCCCGTCAACATCGCCGCGAGTGTGATGGCTTGCTCAACCTGCAAGACGCCCGAGACCGTGACCTCAGCAAACCCCGGGTACTCGGGGAGCATTTTGAAAGACATGGTTGCGGGCTTGAGCCCCTCGGGGAGCTCGCGCGGCTCGATATCGGCGCCGTTGCCGTTGCCCTTGGTCTTGCCCTTGGTCTTGGATTTACTCGCCTTTGGGCTGGCGCCGTTGCCGCTCGCCGAGCTCTCGCCGCCCTCTATCAACCGCGCAAGCGGCACCTTGAAACCCGCCGCGACGTACGCGGCGTGTTTGGCGCGCGGGAAATTGTCGCCGTTCAACCATTTGTACACGGTCACGGTGTTGTGGGGTTTCTCGTCGCCGTCAACGATCTTGGTGCCGTACAAAAACCGGGCGTATTCCATGGGCTCAATACCGCGCTCGGCCATGAGCACCCGCAAGTTGCGGGCGAAAGACTTGAATTGTTTGGGGGTGGGGGTCGTCGGCCACGTGAAACCCGCGGGCGATTTCGGCGGGCGCGGCTCGGGGGTTTTCTCAATGAAACCGGGCTTGGTCTCGGGCGTGGTGTCGGGCATGGGTTTGAGCTCCTATCGGCGTTGGTGGTCAATGGTGTTTTGTTGATGCCCGGGCATGTGCCGCCGCGACGACGGCGCGGGCTTGCTTTATCAACTTGCCGACGTACGGCGCGAGGTAATCAACTCGCCCCGTGCGATACACGAGGCGGGCGCGGTAACCCTCTAATGCTTTGGGCCCTTGCTTGCGCCAATAGCCGCGGACGGAAAGACAGGCGTCACAAAGCGTCGCGCCGCCCTTGCTCCCGCGGCCGTCGGGGATTTCGTTGTCACACTCGTGATAGTCACACGTTCGCTTTGGCATTGGTTTCAACTCCGTTTGCAATGAACCGGGAACGCCCGGAATGAACCGGAATATATACGGCAATGAGGTCAGCGTCACCCCTAGCTAGGGCGGGCGAATGTTTGGAGGCTGGCAAGCAACGGGCGAGGTGTCCCATGAGTAAAACGGCGGTCATGAAACTCCCGACAATTCCGGCGCCCGAGGCGTTGGTTGCCCTCGCCGACATTGAGGCGTTGGAGTCGTCCATCACAAAGCAACTCGTCACCGTGGATGACCTTGACGTGTTGCAACTGTGGCGAGCTCAAGCGGCCGCCCTCGCCACGTACCTACATGGCAAACAACTCCATTTGCCCATGCTCGCCGTGCAACGGAAAATTGAGGCGCGTATCGGGCAAGTCTTGGGCGAGCCGCGCAACGGCGGTGACAAGCGGCGCCCTCACTTCCCACACGTGGGAAGTGAAATCTCAAAAAATGACCGCCTACGGTTTCGCATACTGGCGCGAGGGCTCGCGGGCGGTTTGCCCGACGAGGAGTGGCGCCTCGGTCGCGATGCCTTGCTCAAGCTCATCCATGCTCGGTTTCCGGTGACACCCAAAACCCGCAACGTTCCGACCGTCGTCAAATCGGACGGGCGCACCTACAAACCCGAGGCCATGCGCGCCGAGGAAATCAAGCGGCACGCGGCCGAGGGCATGCGCGCCGCTCAGATTGGCGAGGCTATCGGCATGAGTGCCGAGCGGGTGCGACACCTAGCAAAACGCGCTGACATTGTTCTCGCTGACAAAGCTATCGGGCGCCCGCGGCGCCTTGATGCCATGCGCATACTCACGGAAACCATCAACGGCGTTGATGCGTACGTGTCCGGTCTAACTATGCTCGATGGTGTGCCACTACCCGAGATGCCCGCCCGCGATGCAACCGAGCTCATGCAATCAATCATGCGCTCAATCAATGGCCTCAAAAAACTACGTACGCGAATGGAGGATAGTTATGCGCGACCTATCAGCACGGCAACACCGATTCGTTGAGGTACCGCTCGGCGAAATGCTCGTGTGCGAGCGGGCGCAACGTGCGCTCAAACCGGGGCGCGTTGCGGCCATCCTCGCGGGCTTGGATTTCAATGCGTTTGCCGAACCGGTCTTGAGTTACCGCAACGGGCATTACTACATCATTGACGGGCAACACCGCATACGCGCCCTCGCCCAATGGCTCGGCGATGGGTGGGAACGTCAGCAAATTCTTTGCAAGGTGTACGACGATTTCACCGAGCAAGACGAGGCGCGACTATTCCGGCAACTCAATACGGTTCTCATGACGACCGCCTTTGATAAATTCAAGGTCGGCGTCACCGCGGGCTATGAGGAGGAAACGCGAATAAAAAGCATCGTTGAGGCCGCGGGGTTGCATATCAGCCGAGGCCGCAAAGACCACCCGGGCTCGGTGTCGGCCATCAGCGCATTGCGCGCGGCGTATCGCATTGCCCCGCGCTCTCTCATGTTCTCGTTGAAACTGGCGACCGAGTCATATGGTGACACCGGGCTTGAGGGCGCCATCATTGAGGGCTTTGCCCAACTACACAACCGGTATGACAAAGCGCTTGACGATGAGCTCACGATTGAGGCGCTCTCGCACGGGCGCGGCGGCGTCAAAGGGCTCATCAACGCGGCGACCAAGCGGCGCCTAACAACCGGCAACTCACTCGCCATTTGTGTCGCCGCCGAGGCGGTTGAAATTATCAACCGATTCCGCAAGGGTCGGAAACTCCCGTCATGGTGGCAAGCGGCCGCGTGAGCGGAATACTTTGAGGTGCCTAACTATGTACGTTTACATCAAATCAGAGCCCGCCCTTTTCACCGTTGGATTTTTTGACCCCGCGGGCAAATGGCACCCGGAAAGCGATTACAACGACAGGGATGACGCGGCGGCGCGGGTGGCGTGGTTGAACGGCGGCGGCGCGCGGGGTCGCGACAATGCGCCCGCCGAGCTCGGTGAGGTAGGCCATGCGCTTGACTGAGGCCGCCCTCGCCGAGTTTCTCGCCCGCGGCCAACGGGCCGCGACCGCCGTTGACGCCGAGCTCACACTCAAGGGTAAGCATCGGCGGGCGCACCCCGAGGACGACATACAACGCGCCGTGTGCGAATGGTGGGCCATGGTCTACCCCGACACGTGGGCCAAGACCTTTCACCCGCCCAACGGGCTCGCCGCCAAGAATCGCGCGTTGGCCGCGATATTCAAAGCGCTCGGCGTCAAGCCGGGAGTGTTTGACCTCATTTGCATTGCCCGCCGAGGTTGCTATAACGGGCTCGCCATTGAGCTCAAGGCCGCGCGCGGGCACGTTTCCGACGCGCAAAACGAGTGGTTAGACCATTTCCACGGCGAGGGCTGGTATGCGTGCGTTGCGTGGAACATTGACGAGGCACACGCGGCCATTGACCGATACCACGCACTACCCGAGGCGCATGTATGAGCCGCCATGACTTTAGAAACCGGGATTTCTTGCCGATCAATTGGCGGTTGGTAACGCATGCCGAGGAATTGCGACACGAGGAAATTACCGACGAGGAAACCGGCCACGTTGAGCATTGGTGGCACCATCGGTTGTATTTTGTCGGCGGCACAACGCTTGAGCTCCCGCTAAGTGATGGCCCTCACGATGTAATGAGGCCGTACACCATCATTGCAGCGGAGCCCGGGTATATGGTTATTGAGGCTGATGGTGACCGCATATACACCTCGCCCGTTGTCGCGTGGCGATGCTATGAGGAGAGTGCCGACCCGATAACGCTTGACCACTGTGACGAGTTCAACCGGGTTATCCAATGCCCCGACGGCACAGTCATTGAGCAAGATATCGCCACGTATGAAAGCGTTGATGACTGGCGAGCCGAGCGCGCGCAACGCGCCGCCCGCGCCGCCAAACTATCGGCCGCCGCGCGCAAGGTGAAAGCATGAGCGACAACCCCGAGCAAGCCCCCGCGCGCAACTACGCCGCCGCGATTGTGGAATTCCTTGACCGCGACTCGGGCAAGGTGCGCACGGCAATGATGTACCCAATTTGCTCGGTGACGTTGCTCCCGCTCAACGAGCCGCAACACCCGCAATTTGGGTATGCGGTCAACGACGCGGGCGAATGGTTTGCGACCGACGCGACCTTACCACCCGCAAGCCCCTACGTTCCCCCGGCCGCGGATGAGCAACCCGACCTATTCACCGACGAGGCGCCGCATGATCCGAATTGACCTCAAGGGCGAGGCGGGCAAAAACGTCGTTTCCCTTGATGTTGTGCGGCGGCTCGTGTTTGAGCGCGACGCCAAAGACTCATGCGCACATGAGGCGGTACTCGTTGACCCCGTGCTTGCCACGTTGGAATGTCGCACGTGTCGCGCGCAACTGTCGCCGACCGAGTGGATTGCCCGCCTTGCCGAGCGTTGGCAATACGTTCAAAACCTCACCACACAATACACGCGCTCATACCGCCTAGCTAAAGCGCTTGAGGCGAGGCTTGAGGAGCGGGCGCGTTGCACGTGTGAGCATTGCGGGCGCGTGACGCGCATCCGCCTCAAGCCCCTAACACTCGCCGAGGTGAGCCGCATTGACGGCTTGCGCGACGCGCCCCTCGGTCCACAACCCGTCAAGGATCTAAACCCATGAGCAACCAACCCCGGTCGTATTCACACGAGGAGCTCGCCGCGTGGTGTTTGGAACGCGCCAAATTTGTCGCCGCGTACATCAACGACGCCGACGGCGCCAACGATGGCCGCGAGGTCATGCGCGAGACCATGGAGCGCGATGTCAGCCACCTCAAGCAAATCGGCGCCATCCTCGGCCACCTCGCGCGCACCCGCGAGGCGACGCCCGAGCAATGGCGCGAAACCCCGATTGACCCGAGCACCGAGTACGGTGCCCCGCGCAATTTCGTCACCGCCCTTGAGGTCATCATCGCCGCGCACATGGATGCGCGCGCCTATGCCTTGCTACTGTTTCGCGACCACGGGAAAGGGCGCATAAGCATGCAACCCGTTGCCAACGTTCCGCGCTCGGCGTTGCATGAGTCGTTGGGGCTCTTTTGGCAAGAGGGCGCATTCCTCGGTACACCGAAATGAAAAAGCCCCCACGTTCACACGAGCCGCCGCCCTTGGTGCGCGCGCCCCCTATCCCGAGCAACCGCCGAGTGCGCAACCGACCACGCGCACCAACCCAAACACCGCGCCACCAAACTCACCGCGGCACCATCGTTGAGGCGGCCGACGACCCGCCCACGTGCCCCAACTGTGGGTACCCGTGGCGAGGGTAGGAGGTCAATGCCATGCCCAACGAGCTCGCCAGCAATTACGCCGCGGCCATGTTCCGCCGCGCCATGCACCTACACGCGGGCGCCGCCGTGCTCGCCCTCCTCGCCGTTGTTGCCATGTTCCAAGACCGAGTGTGGTTGGCGTGGGGCATCGCCCTCGTTGCCATCGTGCTCAACACGCGGGCCCGCGTACACCGGGAGCGGGCGCGGCGGGCGGTTGACTGGCTAGGCAAGCATTGACGCGGGCGCCGCGGGCGCGCAACGTGCGGGCGCGCGGTGGGCCCTATCTGTAGGAGTCACACGTCATGCTCATAACCATCCTCTTAGTTGCGGCCGTCGTCGCCCTCGCCCTCGCCGCGTTCAACATCAACGGCTCACCCAAGGTCAACCTCTTGGGCGTGGGGCTGGCGCTATACGTGGCGGCCGAGCTCATCGCCCACACGTACGGGCACCCCTAGCCCCCACCCACGCGCACACACACGAGGCACATGCGCCCATGCGCAACCGGGTACACCGTCAACCATTCCTCGGGCATTCGCCCCGCTATCACGCCGAGGATTGGGCGCGACTCAATGCCAAGCGCAACCCGACCATACAAGCGATGTATCGCACACAACAATGGCGCGACCTACGGCTCACGGTGCTCCGCGCCGCTAACTATCAATGCGTGTCGCCCGGGTGCCCACGCCGCGCCACCATCGCCGACCACAAGACCCCGCACCGTGGCGACAACGCCGTGTTCTTTGACGCCGACAACTTGCAGGCAATGTGTAAGCCATGCCACGACTACAAAACGGGCGCGATTGACAGTGGGTTTGGCCGAGCGGCTCGCGAGCGGGGGCGGGGCGTCAAGGGGGGGGGATAAAAAATTATTTGCAATAATGCGTGGAGCGGTGCCATTTGGGCTTATTAGCATATGTCCAATTGGCGATTTTTGAGTTATGTGTGAACCGTATCACGGAAAAGGATCTTGCGGGGGTCGCCGCGAGGGTAGTGAGGGGCTGACAGGTTGACGGCTCGCGCGCGGCGGTTAGGGGCCGCGCCACAATGGAAAAACGGCTTTTTTCAGTGGGCCGCGGGTTTCAGTGGCAACGCGCGTGAGTCGTTGACGGGCCGCTCGGGGATCTTGGCGAGGTAGTTAGAGGGTAATGAGGATATGAGCCGACGACCGACCGCGACCATTTTGAAATTGATTCGGGGCGACCAACACACGGCGCGGCTCAAGGATGACAAACCGAAAATTGACGGCATGCCCGTTGTGCCGCCCGGGGCCAATCTAAACGCCGATGAGCGGCTCATGTGGGATTGGCTCATGACACACGTCGTTGTACCGGGCGTGCATGGCACGGGCGACGGTGCGGCGTTTGTCAAGATTGCGAGGCTATGGGCGCGCGTCAATGCGGCTGACGCCAAGATTGAGAAACACGGCGTTGTAATGAAAGGGCCGCGCAACGAAAAACCCGAGCTCCAACCCTACACGCGATTGTCGCGCGACCTTTGGCAACAACTCGGCATTGCGCTCGGCGAGGTCGGTGCGACCCCGGGCGGGCGAGTCAAGATCGCGGGGCCCCGCGGCAACAAGCTACCGGGCGAGCCGACCTCATGGGACGAAATTGAATAACCGAGCGGGCGGTTGAATGCCATGCGCGGAAAACATTTCCGCGCAACTGGCGCAACCGGGGCCGCGCACGAGGAGTAGCACCGTGACCGAGACCGAGAACACGCCCGAGCCGCTCCCGCTCATCGGCTCGTTGGATGATTACACCGCCGTCATGGATGAGGTCGCCGCGCTCGTGAAATTGGACCCCGCGCCGAGCTCGCCCGAGGGGCGGCGGTTGCTGGCGCTCGCGACCATCGTTGAGGAGTATGAGGCGCGCGCATTTCCCGCGATGTTCCCGCGGGGCGCCGCCGACGTGGGCGACTAGCCGCGGGCGCGTTGTTTGGCCGCGCTACGCTTTAGCGCGCGGGCCATGCAATCGGAATGCGCATAGGCGATGACGCCGCGGGCGGGCACGTCGTAACCCGCCACGCGCAACGCGGATGTAAAACCCGCGCCGCCGACACGCCCGCAAACCCAACAACACCGCCCGACCTCAAGGTCGGGTTTTTTGCGTTGCATGGTTAGCGGCGCCGACCGACGCGGCGGAACGTGACAACACGCTCAAGACCGAGGCGGCCGAGGAGCTCCTCACTGACATGGTCGCCGCGTTCACCCGAGCGCAAGCGGCTCAACGTGGAAACGTCAACGGTTGTTGCGGATGCCGCCGAGCGTAGTGAGCCGTGCTCGG